CTCTAATTTTACTAATGTATCATTGTAAGCCTTTGAACCTTCTTCGGCCTTCCTTAACGATTTAAACAACATCATGACTTCGACACGTTGGTCGATTGTGTTGTCTAATGCTCGCGAAGTGACTTCATTGTTTAATTTTTGGGCCGTTGAAACTTTATTGAATGCCTTTGAAACTCCATAGAGTGCCGCCGATAATGCCAAAACACCAACAACAACCAATCCGACCGGGTTGGCTGACATTATTAAATTGAAAATTGTCATTGCCTTTGCAGCGATACCAATCGCAAACGAAACGCCCGAAATCGCAAACGCTAATCCGCCCGCAATTGCGACAACCTTCATGATTGTTGCAACTGTTGATTTATTGGCCTTCGCCCATGCTGAAAACCTTTTTAATACCGGTGTAACCGCTTCAACTAATTGCGTTATAATTGGGATTAAAGTTTGCCCCAATGTAATCGCCAAGCTTTGCATATTGTTTTTGGCGATTTGCATTTGTGCTTTGCCGGTTTTTGCTTGTTTATCGTATGCCGTGCCAAGGTCATCAACTCCGTTCGACATTGCTTCCAATGTTGCCAAATATGCTTCATTTGTTGCACCGGTTAAAGATGTAACCGCGCCAAGTGCTTCAGTTGAACGCCAAGTTTTTGCGGCATTTAAACCCATGTCAGCAATTGCACCGTTTACGGCTTCAAATCCGCCAACTAATCCGCCGAATTTTTCGATCAATTCTTTTTCAGTTGTGACACCTAATTTTCCGAAAACCTTTGTCATTTCTGCTGAAGGTTTTTGAAGTGAAACGACCGCGGCTTTCAATTGGTTTTGTGCTTGTGAAGCCGGCGTCCCTAATGTTGTCAACGCTGCCGTTGCTGCTGAAAAGTCAGCCAAAGACGCGCCCGAACTTTGTATGATTGGCGCAACCGATCCGAACGCTTGCGATAATTCCGCGACGGTGGTTTTACCAAACTTCACCGTTTTAAATAAAATATTGTTTATTTCATTCGCTGATTTACCTTCATTCGCGAACGCATTCATTGCCGAAGTTGTTAAGTTCGTAGCTTCTTCAACCGTAGACAATCCCGCCGCCGATAATTTCGCCGACGCTTCCAAAACTTCGAATTGTTTATCCGCTGCAATTCCGGCCGACCTAATATCGTACAAACTTGACGTTAATTCCTCAATTGGAACCGGAAGTTTTGTTGATAACGCCAAAACCTTGTCGCCCATGTCTTCGATTGATTCCGTTGACGTATCTATCAACGTCGAAACGTTTGACATTGATTCCTCAAATCCGACCGCTTCGTTTGCAAATAACGCCAAAGGCGCCACAATTGCCGCGCCAACCATTGCCGATTTTTTGGCAACACCGAACGCGGTTGTTGAAACTTTTCGCAAATTCCTATCCATTCGAGCGAACGAAGCGTCCGTCTTTTTGGTCATTTTATCAACCGGACCGGAAAATTTATCAATCGCCGTAAAAACTGAAGGGATTACGAATTGTTTCATTTGGTTTTAATGTTTTTTTATGTTTCTTTTTCTGACTTCTTTTTTATTTCTTCGTTCACCTCGACAACGTCATAATACCAATACATTAAACTATTAAAGCCTATGCCGTGAAGACATAGGCTTTCAATTTCTGACGGTGGCCAATGGTGCGCACGGACTACCGTTTTAATCATGTTGTCTATACTGTCAAGGCTTAAAAGAAAAAACCCGCAATTGTCCTCGCGATTCCGTAGTCTTCCGAATCTAATTGTCGTAAAACTTCTTTTACTTCTCCGGTTAACTCTGAAACATACGCCAACAACATACCGTGTGAATCTGTTGTTTTTATACCTTTCAACGCTCTTTGTCCTTCACCTACCGACATAGAAGGCTTGAAATTCAATTCTTTTTTTCCGGCTTTGTCAAACAAAAGTTTTTGTTTAATCACGTGCGTTTCAGGATCAAGAATCAAAATTCCGTCTTCAAACGCTTCAATCAATTCATTTATTGTTGATTCGTTTTCCTCTCTTTTTCTTTTTCTTACTCTTCGGAAGTCCAACCATTTTTCGACTTCTTTTTTTGCCACTTCGGGCGATACTGCTTTGGCTGCATTCATCTTATATTTGTTTTAAAATTATCCCACTATTTTTTTCCAACTTCCCGACGCAATTTTCAACGTCATTGTTCCGGCGTTAATATCCGGCGCAATATCGGCAACGGGAAACCCCGAACCGGCCCAAACCGTTCCGTTTATAACAGAAACAGTATATTCAGCCGGAAGGGGATCCGCAGCCAAATCGGCTATTATCTGCGCGTCGTTTCTTATATTCATGTCGTTTTCGATCATAATTTCGAAATGACCTCGAACACGATTTTTTGTCACAATTAAATCACCGTTTGAAGTGATTCCGTTCGCGTCGTCGTTCGTTCTTATTCCACCAGGGTCGAAGGTGTTTCCTTCGGCCGCTTTTGGCTCAAATACACCCGAACCAATTGTCGGGTGTGAAAATCTTATTTCGGTAATATCTCCGTGTACTGCCATTTTTTATAAATGTTTATTAATTATTATTAATTCCCAAAATTGAATCCCGCTTCGGCCGTAGTTGCTAAAATACGCGCAAAACTGCTTCTTTTATATCTGAAGAAAGTTTCCAATCTGTCAGGATTTGAAGTCGATAAACCTACATTTATAGAATTTTGCATGAATGAAGGTTCAGAAATCAACGCACGTTTTGCCAATCCTTCGGCGTATGTGTTTAAGATTGCAATCCATTGTTTCGGCTTAATAACTTTTGAAACTGAAACAACGTCGTCGTTTTCAGCGATTGCGTGATCTTCGACATTAATTTCTTCCAAAAGTACATATCCGAATTTAATATTGAAATCAATCATTAAATTTCTACAATATCTATATTGCGGAACTAATTCCCCTAATGGGTGATAAGTTGTCACAAAATCTTTTATTTGATATTTACCGTTTACTTTATCAACTGTCGAATGTCCTTCCTTTACAAAAATATCTCTGTTATTATAATCTTGCATATCAAACGAATCCGAAGTCGTTGGCATATCCGGATAAGACTTTCCGGAAACGTCCAAATGTGGCGTGTCTTGTGAAACTCTCGCAAATAAAACGCACATATTCGCCGCCGCTTCCATAGGCAACCCGAACGATTCAGGTGCCGGACAAACTGCGATCGTGACTTCGTCTTTTCTTGATTCTGTCGCCGATGTATCTGTGCTTGTGCTTCCGGTTAATGCAATGAATGGTTTCATAACACTTCCGACAAAACGTCCCGTCGGTGAAACTGGGTCAGGCTTTCCGTTGAATGCTTCCAATTCGTCCATAATGTCCGGCAATTCAACACCGTAAGAGTTTACAACGATTGTATTCCATTCGTTTCCGAATTCGTTCAACGAATCCGAAACGGTAGGTTCACCAATTGGCGAAACTGAAGTCGTTTCAGAATATGTTATTCCGACCGCGTTGTCTGTGCTTGCCATTTTAGCGAACGCCCATTCAGCCGTCGCGCCTTTCCATTTACATACTAAAGTGACAACACCTAACGCACTTGACGCAGTAAACGGACACCCTAAAACGTTGTTTATTGAATCCGCTATTTTTCCGGCGATAACTGTTTCCGTGTCACCTTCAACAACACTAACCGAATAACTTAAACCATCAAGATTAGTTCGTCCGCATATTTCCGCATAATGAACGGCGTTTCCGGTAGCCGTTCCAACCACCGTGATTTCCACTTCCTTCGCTACTGCGCCACCCGGTTCAGCTTGCGGATAAACAATTGTAGGAATTCCGCCAACACCGTCAGAAGTTGCCGGACGTAAAATTCGCATCACGTTATAAATTGGCGAACCAAATCCAAATTTTTCCCCGGCTTCCTTTGCTGAAGAAATTTCAGTTCCGACCGTCGGCATTGTTGCTTGATTTGCCGTGTTACCTTCTCCAATTATCGCGATTCTTTGCGGTAAATTTGGCGAAACTTCAGAAAAATCCGCCCCGGTTAATAAATACCCGGTGATTTTTGAAACCCTTTCCGTTCCTATTGCGTTGCTAATCATATATAAATATATTTTTATTTTAATACTTTGAACAACAAAAATATATTTATTAAATACTTAACTTTGTTATTTGCCGAGTTTTACGGTATATTTTTTATTTAAACGCGCTTTGTATTATGGACACATAATCGGACCATGTTCCGTTTTTGATTTTTGCTTCTTTGAATATCATTTCCAACATTATATCCCGAACAACGTCCGCATACAATCGACAATCGAATAAGTGGTTTTGGTGATTGTTTGATTTCTTGATCCAACGATAATTCCCGGATTTATCAATTATTTTATGCTCTGCTTCAAAATGACTGAAATAATTTCCGAATAAATATTTCCCACCTGAAGGCGTTGGAAAATTCATGAATCCGTAAGGTTGGACGGTATTTAATCCCTCAATCCAAGTTAAATTCATATGATTATTTAATATATCTTTGGTATGATTAGATTCAACTAAATATAAATTTCGACGTTCTTTTGACGCCTTGAATGTTTTCGTATCTGCGTCACGTTTCGAATATTTGTCAAAATCTTTACCCTTCAGCGCTACAACGTTTAAATTCGTACTATCTATATACATATACGCATAATTCGTCATATATCCCGAATCTAATCCGACCATAATAGGACGCATTATTTTTTCCGTGTTATCATTAACAAATCCCGAAGACATTATTTTTTCAAATATTGGCCAAACAGATCGCGGAACACCTGGACGATATGAAAAATGTTCCCGTTCTTGTGGGTTTTTATCCTTTGGAATAAACGTTCCGATTGAACCGTGGTCAATTGAATAGGTCGCCCCACTTTCAGAATGCGCCACGATTTCCCAATCCAATCGCGCGTCGTCTTCTTTTCCATTCAAATCGGATCCGGCCGTCACCATAACAATACGCCCGTTGCCGTCTGCAATTGATAGTTTTTCCGGAATTGTTCCGGGTTCGTAGTCCCTAATATTTTTTTGAAGCTGATTCGCCGAAACACTTTGTCCGGTTGGTTCGTATGTTTCGCCTAAAACTAAATTTTTAAATGTTTTGAATTTTTCTTCGTCACGTTTTCCGTTTGGCGGATTACATTCCATATAATCACGAACATAATGTTCCCATCCAAACATATAAATCGGCGCATATAACGCCGAAATGTGATACGAATAATATCCAGGCTTTGAAGGAATGGCGGTCGGAACCCATTTCCCGGATTGAATTAATTCGGTTTTATTTGAATCGTCAAAAAATCCGCCGCACTTTTGGCACGTATAACCAACCGAATCGGCAACCAATTTTCCGTCCGGTGTCGTTTCCCATGTGATTCCGGCCATTTCATTCGTGTTTTTTTCGGATTGGATTTCCCATTCCAACGGAATAAATTCAGAACAACACGGGCAAATTATATTGTATTTTCTTTTGTCACCTAATTCGAAAACCGGTTCAATGTTTGACGTTTCTTTTAATTCCGGCGTCGATATATAGAATAATTTCATTTTTTTTGCGAAGGCTGCGAAACGTTGTTCAATCATTTTTTGAGTGGCCCCGGCTTCCTTCGTGCTGCCTTTCATGCCTTCAAAATCATCAATGAACCCGTATTGCATGGAAATATTTCGTAATGTTTTATGATTTGAAATTCCTAATTTTAAATAACCGTCCGGAAATTCCTTCATGTTGTCGGTGTCCCCCGACTTTGTATTCCTGGCACGATTCGAAGTCGAACGAATAAAATTTCGAATTCCTGAATTGTCAATCATTCGGTCGACTTTTTTCATTGCATCTTTGACAAGGTCTTCATGTCCAACCAAAAACAAAATGTTTCCCGGATTTTGTGAAATAATCCAACCGATTCCCGCTTCAATTACTCCGGTTGAAAATCCAATTTGTGCGCCTTTCATGACCGCAACAATTCGCGACGGGTGATCGGGCGACAAACAATCGACAATTTCTTTTGAATATGGCGAATTATCGTATTTGAATGGTCCAGGTATTGGCGAAACGTCCGGCGTCATAATTCGATTTTGTTCACACCATGCCGACGGCTTAATGTTCGAAATCTGAACGTCAGCGGAATCAATCAAATTAAACAATCCGTTTTTATACAAATTTATTTGTTCGGGCGATATGTCTTCGAATCCGGTATTCATTTATCAATCCTTTTTATTTGCTTCGACCGCTGCAACTTCCGAAACAATCGTTTCAATTGTCGTTTTTGCTTCCTGGATTGCGTCCGCGTGCGCCTTATTTATTAACTCAATTAATTTTCCTTTGAAACTCGCTTCCATTGCTGCCGATAATTTAGCTTTGTGCGCAATTTCCAACAATAACGCTTCAGCGCCATTTTTATACGAACTTTGAAAACTACGTCCCAAAGTAGAAACAACACCCGAAACCATATTCGTCGGAATCGATTCCCCCCGTAATTTCGCCGACTGCAAATCATTTTTTTCAATCTGCGAATTTTTGAAACGAATTTCCGCGATTTTCTTTTGACGGTCCAAATCGTCTTCAGGTGATTCGATTGGAACTTCAATCGGTTCCGAAATGTTCGGCGCCTTCAATTTTACTTCAACCGGTTCCGAAATTTTTGGACCTGGATTTTTTTTAATTGGTTTCTTTTTTGGCGCTGAATTAACTTCGTTTTTTTTCGCCAACCATTTATCAAGAAATTTTTTATTCTTTTCGATTTTGTCGTCTATAAAATCACCGGACAAAATTAAATTTCCGCGATTGATATAAACGCTTAACCATCCGCGGGACTTGCCAATCAATTCGGCGAATTCTATTTGTTTATAAAACGCCATTAATTATAAATCAATAATAAACCTAAACCCAAACCAATCACAAAAATAAAAAACGCAACAAATCCCATTTGAAAAATTATTTCAAACGCCTTCGTATATTCGTCGTCTTCGTGTTTCATTTCTTTTTTAATAATTCTTTTTTGATTCCTTTTTCCGCTTTTCTTCTATTTCTTCGATTTAATCCCGTCCAAAGTTTTAAAGATTTTTTCGCCTGGGTTTCAAAATCGTTCGTGATCTGACGACCTAAATGAATTTTTAATCCGTAAAAATTCATTGACAAATAAATCGACAATATTCCAACAATCAAAACAATTTTGTCGGAATTGTTCCACCAATAGAAAAGCGAAATAATTCCGACAATCATAAACGTTAATTGTGCAAGATACATCACCAAAACGGCTTCTTTTAGTTTTTTAATGTCTTTATTCATGGTTTATTTTTTTTTAGTGATATTAATTAATTTTTTTGATTGAATTTCATAAACATTTGAAACATTGTTTTCTTTCAAAATAATTTCAAACCTATTTGATAAAAATTTAATTCCAACTAAAAGTCCGGTTTTTATTTTTTGAATGTCGGAAAAAACACCAGGTATTTCAAACACCAAAACAACATCTTTTGCGATTAATTTTTTGAATCTCTTTTGTCGCTTCAAATCTTTATCGAATCGAATTTCACTTAATTCCATTTCTAAATTGAAAACTTGTTTTTTTAATTTTTCGATTTCAGCTTTAAGGCTTTTAAATAATATTAATTTCATGGTTTAAAATTTTGTTGACAACATATCCGGAAGCCTTCAAAAATATAGGAACCGCCAATTTGTTGACAAATGTTTCGCACAAATATAATAAAATTTTAAACAATCAAGTCAACAACGAAGTATTTTTCGACATTAATGATGAAAAACGGGGTGTGGCATCCCT